AGTGTTGTGGGGTCTGTGAGCTTTTCCTTACCATCTAATGCACTATTTTTTCCAACTACTTCACCCTTGTATGTTATCTGTAGGATTTCTTCGTTTACGTCTATAGAACCTACTACTACAAGCCCCTCACTTTGATTAACTAGTCCTCTCATTTTGTAGCCCTCCAATCGAAGCCGATATTGCTTGTCTCAGTTGCATCAGAGGTTATGGTAAAGTAACCATTCGCAGATACAACTGACCATACCCCTAATTTATTAGTCAAATCCGGGGAAACGTCTACCCAAGTGTCAAGTGTTATAAAGGCGTTCGTCACCACATAACTTGTTTCACCGAGTGGAAATGTGTCTGACCCAATAGTACTCTGTGTGAACGTCATCTCAGCAATAGCCGCGTCAACCGCATCTTCTAGTGCATTGGGCGGGAACTCCCCAAGTATAAGCGCGTCTAAAGCGGTGTTGACTTCTGTTTTAGTAGCAAATGTTACGTTGGCTATGATAGTGTCCATTTTTACACTCGATAAAGTTGCCGTAGCCGCATCTAAGTCAACAATTTCGGTGCCTATCGCATTGAAATCTGACACTAGCGAATTATGCCCACCCACTAATTGGTCAAACTCTGCATCTATTTCGTCAGACCGTATTCTGTTTCCGGCTACAAAATCGTACAACCGTGATAACGTACTTGCCATATCCTACCTCAATTCTTCTCTGGTTTCTTAATTTTATACTCAACACCCACACCGTATATCTGCAAGCTTTGATTTAATGATGAGTCGGTAATTTCAAAAATAATACGTTTGCCTCGTTTTTTAGCCGCTATTCTTCTGGATACTAAGTCTACAAAGTCGTATTTAGAAATATCCCACTTCGCGTCTTCTGAATCCCACACACCAGACTCATCTATCTCAACATCATTCACTACTTTGACGTAGTCTACATACACATTAACAACTACGTCAGACCCGTAGATATCCTCAAACTGGCGAGCCCACACATACCCATAACGGAATTTCTTACGTCGTATCGGGTCTCCTAGATGAATAGCAGACGTCCTAAGAAGAAGAGTATACGCCGTTCCCTCATCTGAATAGCCAACAAAATGCCTACGCACCACGCCTATGTTATCTCGTTCACCCACGCGGCAGTCCAATGCTCCAAATAACTCACCAGTAGAGTCAGATACTGCCCATGAGTTAACGTACCAGTTAGTGTATGTACGGACTTGTTTAACCCCCACTGCCAAAGCATCTATGTCAAGAACGTACACAGCATCGTGCTTTTTGAATGGATAGTCTGGATTATCGTCTGTAGGTGGGTTTACTTCACCCCACATCCATGTACTTCCTGTAACAACCGATAAAATGTATTTACCCTCATAGACAATCGCATGGCTTGGACTTGTATAACTCGGCACATGAACAACACCGCAGTCCATCTCGTAGTCTGTAGGTCTGTATATATTTCTAAATTTCTGTGTGCTGTTTGGCGTCATTTTCTCAGTCACGATAACATTCTCATACGTACCTTTAAGCGCATATATGCCATCATCACTTAGATACAACAGCATACCATCCACGTACTGAACCGTCCTGTATGACCGTGTCCCCGCAGAGGTAGCTAACCTTTGGAATGTAACGTCGTTCGTCGGGTCATACCCATTCCAAGCATATATCGCTGTAGGTTTGAATACAACCAGAGCACCAAAGAACTCTTTTACGGCTGAAATACTTTCCCCGTTATCTGTTATCGCGAGTATCTCAGATACAGCCTTGAAGTACGTTGGGTCACCGACCTCTGAAAAATATAAGCTGTTAGGATTATCCTCATTTCCAGCTACAAAAATTCTCTGTCCGCGCTGTTCTATAAACCGGCACTTACGAATAACCGCCAGATTGCTATCAGTCTCAACATTTGTAACCGTGGTAAATGTCTCTCCATCCCATACAACATAGTTGTCATTACCAATTAAATAACACACGCCACCAACAACCTCATAGTCGATGTGCCAACTCCCCCAATCATACACAGGGTACGTGGGGTTTTTAATGGAGTATAAACTCATATCCATGCACAATGCTAGAATGTCGTTTATGACTTCATCGAAGCTATCAATATAAGAAAATGGGATAAGTCTCAATACGACATCTGGGAATGTATCGTCTACTACCCCACAGCCCTTACGCTTAACAAGACCCCCACGAAGTGGTAGGTCACAATTTTCCGATATAAGGACTTGACTTTCAAGCAGTTGGTCGGGTGCGGCTTCTGTGTTCTCCCCGCCAGTAAAATCATTGACGTAGTAGATTTCATATGCCATTATCGTATAACTCCCCATTGTGATGGTCGAACTCGTAGCCCACCGTAGTATGAAGCTATCGCTTTACGAAACCGTAGATAGTCTTTCTCGTACTGCATATACCGTTCTGGTTCTTCTTCTGGGTGCATTGCCTGCATAGCCGCCCATAGCGCATAGTATTCATGAAACATGGGGTCAAGCTCTGGAACAAATGAACTAGATGGGGAGATAACCGAGAGTCTCCTGTTGTACGCGATGGTTATTTCAACAATAGTAGTGTCCTCTAAATGAATTTCCCCATCCCAAATGTCATATACAGAGTCACTAGGGGTAATAAACTTCAATGACCCTAAGAAATTAGTAGGCAGTGGAAATCCGCTACCAGAATAACTTATCGCTGTACGGGTAGGGAAAATAACAGACTCACCTAATACAGTCTGCGCGGAGTTAAAGTATCCGACAGCTGTGGCTAAATCCATATCATCTTCTAACAACGTACCAACACGTGTTATTAACTCTCCAACTGTCATACAACCCCCTACTTATTTCGCTTTTGGTGCAGGTCTGTTTGGTTCTGACGGGAATCCCATATCAGTAAGCGCCGTAACAACTTCTTTGTCCTCTGTTTTGAGAACTCCTTCATGGAACGCTACACATAGAGACTCATTTATTTGTACCCGCATTTCGGGGTATAATATACTTTTGAAAATCATACTGCCTCCTTTACGGCTTTCGCCCTTGGTTACGCCCTCGATTCCCATCTGCCCTAATTTTAGCGGTTTTCCTAAGAGCACCATCTATAATACTTACTGCCTTCTGCGCCGTGGTAGTAGTTTTCTTTTTATTTTTACCGCCGCCATCTGCTACTTTTGCCATGTCTACCTCCTATAAATAATAAACGGCGAGACGGTTTTATTCGCCCCGCCGCTATGGACAGTTACTGATTAGGATTAGGTCAATGTGAAGATACCATGTGTTAGCGGAAGTCTAATCTCAACAGTTGATTCTGTGATGTACTGGTCTTTTCTTCCGTCTTCATCATTATTCTGGATGTTTTGGTCTAACGAGGTATCGCGCAAAGGCATGTACTCTACGTTAGCCATATCAACAGCCATACTGTAGTTAGCATATCCCTGTACAAACAACGGGTGCTTAACGATGTTCAGCATACCGTGAGGAGTCATCCATTTGGTAATATTAAGACCAAATGTTTTGTCCATGTCAGCCTGTACAAGTTGTAGCTTGTCGCCTGCGATAGCTGTGACCTTGTCTATAATCGCAGAGCCGGCGAACCATGTTTTTTCCTGTGAGCCGTAGGTGAACAGAGAACTTACCCATGTGTTGATAGCGGCTTGTACGACGGCGTTAGTACCACCAGAGGCAGTGCTTTGTACATTGACTGTACCAGCCAAGAAACTAGCCAATCCACCCATAGCACCACGAGGCTGTGCACCAGAAGTATCAAGTTTACGTTCCCCGAAAAGAAGCGCATTCTCAATACTCACACCATGCTCAACACCCTTTTTATTAGCAAGCCTGTCATACTCAGATGGACCATATAACGAAACCGCCTCTAATGTATTAGTCACAGAGAATGGTGTTTTTATGATTTGGCAGTAGTTGTACACAGGAGCTAAGCTGTTGTATTTCTCAGCAGAAGCCCCAGAACCTTGCATAGAGGCATTGCCGATGATAAGAATCTTATCGTCATCAACGATAGCGGCGGCGGCAGTTGTACCATAACCACGGGTAACCGTTAGAGTATCAGTTGCGATACCAGTTACCAGCATAATTTCATTAGTACGGACTACCTTTGCTAGGTCGTTCACAGCGAACAGAGCACCTTCACCAGTGTCCACAACTAATGCTGTAGCTCCGGATGCGTACCCTGCGCCGTTATTGATTTGTGTCCACCTAGACATGTAGGCGTCTTCCATCCACTCATGCTTTACCGCTGTTGCGCCTCTTGTCTTTAGGCGGTTTAGGATTGTCGTAAAAGGCATTGCGGATGGCTCCAACATAGCAATCTTAGACGACATGTCAATCTTAATTCTGTTAGCCAGTATGTTCGACATACCTCTGGCTGTATCTGATAATGCCATTTAATTACTCCTCTCAATTATCCAAACATGGAAGTCCCACGTCTGCCTGCCCGAACTATTCTTTCGGCAGGGTCATCAACACCTTGGGTACTCGTAGGTGGGGAACTCTGTCTCTGTGCGCCGTCACCACTTACTGCCTGTTTTCCTGCTATTACTTTATCAGCTTGGGCTTTTGAATTTTTAATAATTTCCGGTAAGTCCCTCTTAAACAATCTACCCTCTCCAATCTCAAACGCTATGGCTAGTGGATTTTCCAATCCCCACAATGATGGGTTAGCATCAAGTATTTCCTGTAGCTGTGGGGCAACTTTGTCATAGGTGTCTGGGTTGCTTTCTTTGAGTGTAGATAATGAGGTCTGCATCTCAAACAAAAGTAGCTTATCCTGTATAGGCGCAAGGCGTTGTTCAACTGCTTGTGCCACAGGGTCAAGTTCATTTGCTCTTGCTTGCTGAGGGGCTGTAGCCGCTTTCTGCTGATTTAAGAGCTTACCGTGGTCTTTAGTCCATACAGACTGTAGATTCTTGTAACTCTCTTTTGTCTTCTTCAGCTCGGCGTACATTTCCTCTGGAGTTGGGTACTCGCTTGCCCACGACGGCTTGGTGTCCGTTACATCTGATGTTGTCGTGGTTTGAGTGTCTGTAGAACTCGGTACTACAGTTCCGGTCACAGTATCAGCTTGTCCAGTAGCGGGTGCCGATATTCCTGCGTTGTCGTTTATCATACCATCTGGCATTATTATATCCTCCATTACTTAATTTAGCAACTAATTACTTCAATAAATTCAATATTTCTCTGGATATTCTCCATCTTTCTTGCTGGTGCGCCAATTCAATTACACATGCTGGGTCTTTTGTGTCCAACCCCAAGCATTTAGTGCGCGCTGACTCTTGTATTTCTTCTAATCGACCTACCAATTTATCATACGCACGGGTGTTTTTTATTATCGCTAGGTCGTCCTCTGGTATCTTGTTCACGCCATACCCCCTAAGTTCATAGGCATACCTGCCTCGTTATTGGTCTGTGCCATACCCTGTGCTAGAGCTGGATTCATAGACAAGGCAGACATATCACCACCAGCCTGCTGTCCCCCCATAACTGGTTGTGCTTCTTGTACATATTGACTGACATTCTTAAACCCAAACACCTCAAATATGCTCTTCAGCAGTTTATCTTGAATAATGAGTGGATTATCTTTCAATAAGCTATAGAGCTGTGTGATATTTGCTTGTTGTATGTCCTTGTTTATGGAGGGCTCAACCGCACTGCCCACACCAATGATGTCAAACTGCCCCATAATGTCGTCAATATTTACAATGTCGTTCGTGGTAGCACCGTCCGACCCAAGAATCACTACTTCCTTTTCTTCAGTTATGTATTGCTGGTCAAGCTGTATGATTTGTTGTACTAGCTCATGCACACCCCCATATGCAATAAGTGCCACTTTCAATTTGAATCTTTCACCACCAGCAGAGGCTAGGATATTCATTGTTGTAGCGGTCTCCCTACGTTGCGTGGTAGTTCCACGTTCTGTGTCATGAACCCCAGATACTAAGTCCATGTCACTCTTTATTTGCTCTTCCTCTTTATACGCTGACACTGTGATATCTGAGAATTTAAGCTCTGCGATATCTGTATGCTCATCAACCTCAACAAAGCCACCTGCTCTGCTTCTCAACTGTGCTGGGTCAATATTCGCACCACGGATAATCGTGAACATCTTATTTAGTAAAAAGCTCACGTTGTCTACCCTCTGGTTACGTGTCGTGTTCAGCTCTTCTTGCAGGTCTTCTGTTATTTCCATCTCACTTATCCCGTAAAACTCGCCCGGCACTGGGTTATTAACAAACCGTGCGTAAGGCTTTTTTCCATGATAGTACGGGTTCATCTCGCTAAGCGCAATAAACTCACGATTAACAATGATAAGATGCCAGTCGTCTGTAAAATATGTATGTACTTCAAGCTCTTTTTGTACCGTTCTTGCAGGCGTGCCCGCACCGATAAGACTAAGCTGAGTAACTTCTTTGGTCTGTTTCTTACCAAGGCTCTCCTGTATCTCTTTCATGTGCTTAAACTCAACGCCTTGACTCTTTTGTAAGGCAACGAGTTCGTTATAGTCCATGTATTCCAGCTCACCCGCGTACCTAGCTTCATCTATCGTAACCGCTAGTGGGTCGTAGAAAAAGTCTTTCAGTGGAACTAACCGTGCATATGGGTCGTCCTTCACAACGACTTTCTTTGACACCTCTTCATAGTCGCCTGTCCTAACCCCGTGCACCGCACTAGGGACTCTAAACCTTTTCTGCTTTTCTTTGTACTCCCACCCTTGACGAGTGATGGCTGTACCGAAAATGAGAGCTGATGTGACTGCATCGTTCATAAACGGAACGAAACGAATTCTCATCTGGAATTGATAGTCAAGAAGCATGTTCATTTTCTTTGATTTTGCCTCACGCTCATCAGACGGAACGCCCATAGCAATCGTCTGTACGAACGGACGGGTATTGATGAGCGCATTTACTATCTTTGGGGCTTGTGTCTGTACCAAATGAAAAGAATATGGGATATACAGATTAGAACGGGTATCTTCCCCTTCTACCTGCGCCTTATATGACCTAAACTGCCTGTACGCCGCTTCTGCTTTCGTAATAAAGGGCGCTCTGAAGTCCTCAGATGCCTTAATATCGGCAACAACTCTCTCTAATATTGCCTCTTCGTCCATTTCTCCGAAATCTCGTGAGTATGACGGGTTCATTTTCTTCGGTCTGCCCATAAAAACCTCCATATAAGTACTAATACCAAGAGTATATACCACTTATTATGTGAAAACAACCAAAAACAGTACTAATATCCGGTTTTTTTACTCTTTGGTTGGTACCTATACGTCTGTTTTACACCCGCATATGCCCCCGGCTTCATCATCATGACCGCATAGGCGAGTGCATCAAGCAAGTCGTCGTGCTTTACCCTCGGATATTCCTGTAATTGGTTAATTAGTTCTATCATATAAGGGCGAATGAACAGCTCCTCACGTTCTACAATAGGCTGTAGCTTCGTAGTAATGTGGTCTTCCTTACTTGTGACCCCATGCGTCAGTGGTATTATTCTAAAATGCACACCACACCTCTTCATCTCATCCTGTAACTGAAACTTCAACGCTTTCTGCGCCGCATATACCTCTATACCGACTGACCTTACCTTGTTATCCTCATTATTCTTAGCCCAGAACTCCAATATCCTCGCCATCTGTTGCCGTACTGTCAGTTTCTCAAGCACGTAGTCCAGAACATATACTTCCTGTTTCGATGTCACCCCAATACAAACAGCCGAGAAAGAGTCGGACGTCTGAGAAACTGACAACGAAAAGTCAACTGCTATGAACTTTGTAACGATACTCTCTTTAGGAATAACATCATAGTACTGTATATCAGACTTCTTAAACACAGCATTATGCTCGTCAATAGGGCTCAGCATATACTGGCAACTATAGATATAGCTACCCTGTGTTTTCCTCTGCTCTTCCAAGAACTTCTCAGTGAGCCTGCGTGGAAAATACAATTCACCGTCTTTACTAATAGCAGGGCGCACGATAATACTCATGCTATCAATGTCATTCACATCATCGTCTTTATGCAACTCAATCAACTGCCCGTACATATCTGCCATGTGATAACGTGTGCCTATTATGATATGAAGACCGCCGGGATCTAGCAGTGACCTAGACAGCTTGTAATGGTCATATGACTTCTCAAGCTGTGAAACAGTACCTACATTACGCTCCGACACAACGTCATCCATAAACACAACGTCAACGTGCATACCAGTACGCGCATTATCAATACCCGAACAAAAAATAGTCGGTTCTTTTAAGCCGACTTTCGTTCTGTACCGTAAGACTAACTGTTCTTCTGTAAAACCACCAGCCAGTTTGTAATCCGGCTCTAGCAGATACTCATCCATATCGTTCGTGCACACCGACCGCAGTATCTCATTGTTTGCTATCTGACTCTTGATACCAGCTAGGTAAATCTTAGCATTACCCAGTGTCTCTGAGTCCAATAGAATACGCAGGTTCTGGTTGTGCCATAACAGCCATATTGCTAAGGACTGTGTAGCAACTGTAGACTTGAACGTACCCCGCGGTAGCATGATGAGTTTCTTTAATGACGCCCGTTGCCCCGTCACATTGACAGGAGGTAGCTTGAAACCAAGGACGTACGACTTATCTACACCAGAGGTAAGCAAGTCGCATAGTTCCCTGTGCGGTTTCTCTTCCATCAGCTCATTCTGTAGCACATACTTGGCAAAGAAATAAAAGTCGTTCCATGCCCTGTTCTTCATAACGTGCAGGGCGGCTTCGGCTGGACTCACATTATGGGTTACTGCCGTCGTCATGAATTGCCCCCTCGTCAAGTGCCCTTCTCATTATATCAATCAACTGATTGTCGCTCATACTAGCCGCATCTGATTTGTTCTGCACCACGGAAACCTCTACTGGCTTGAGCCCTGCCCTGTCCAGTATATCTCTTGCGGCGGCGAACTTAATCTTCTCGTTATCACTGCGCAGTAGTGAAGCCATAACCTTGGTAGCCCGTATAACTGACGCACTGATATATGTACGCGCCATTGTTACAGCCGCCTGTGTGAGCATAGCCAGAAGTGTTTTGAACTGTGGGCTGTTCTTTGCCCTCTGAATAGCGGACATGTTTACGCGCATTAGACTCGCTGAGTTCTCCATTGATATGCCCTGCATATGGTGGAACGCCAGTTTCATCAAGTCTATCTTCGTATTATAGACGACACCAGCCTCACGCCCCGTAATTGGTATATTCACAAGCTCAAAATATCTGTCGCGGTCGTCCACGTTCATTACACTGAGTGTATTCTCAAGAGAGCTGTCCATCAGAGCGATTTCCTCTTCATGTGTCAGCACTTCTGGGGCTCTGTGCATCTCTTCTGACGTATACTTATCATCTCCGGGATGCGTGTTGTTGTACCCAGCATAGAATAATTCCTCAAGTTCTTTCTGTGTTCTAAAAACTTCCATTTCTGCCGCGGGTTTCATCGTGTAATCGTGCCTATCCCTCATAATGTGCCTGCCTTTCATAGTCCTCAACTTATTTTATTATACCATGAAAAATTTAGTTGACAAGGGGGTACTTTGTATGTTATTGTATGTCCCTAGGGAGGTGATAGACATGAAACGTACTACAATTTATTTAGATGAAGAGACACACAAACGGTTAGAGGCGTATGCCGAGCGTGTTGGGTCAGATATGTCCAAGCAGATACGGATAGTTGTCAACCAGTTGCTCAGCAAGAAAGATAAAGCCTATATACCGATGTCTGAACGTGTGGCGAAATAAAAAATGCCACCTACAAATTTAGGTGACATTTTCCGAAAAAGAGGTACACAGGAAGCAGAAACACCGACGAAGCAAGAACGGAGAACCACATGCAAATTATATCATATTGTGTATCTCCACGCAAGAGAATTAGTGATATACTATTAACTATCGACAAAACCAAAGGGGGCACATATGAATCAATCGACATTCAAGGCTACAGCCAATAAACTCAAGAACCACAAATTCTCAGTGATACCTATTGGGGGAAAAGGAAAAGTCCCTATCGTCGAATGGCAACCATACCAACAGAAGCACGCGACAGAGCGCGACATCAACGAGTGGTCAACGAAGAACATTGACCTCAACATCGCTGTTGTCACTGGCGAAATCTCTGGTATAACTGTCATAGACATCGACAGCGCAGAGGGTGAAGAGGTCATTGCAAGACTCAACCTACCCGATACGTACACCGTCATGACGAGTAAGGGCAGACATCTTTACTACCAGTACACCAGTGACCCTGCCATCAAGACGTGCACCAAGATACTTGAGGGTGTAGACATCAGAAACGATGGTGGCTATGTCATAGGCGAAGACTCCACACACGAGAGCGGGTGGGTCTACACAGCAGTTGACCCATCAGCAGAAATCAAGCCATTTCCAGAGCAGTTCATCAAAGCAGTATCAGAACACGTTTCTTCGCCGCAAACGCCTCAGACACGGCAAAATGCACGTACGAGCAATGCACGCACAGGAAAGCGACCAGTGGCACTAGACCCCTCAGCACGCAACTCTACACTCACCAGTTTAGCTGGTAGCCTGCGCGAACGCAAACTACCGAACCATGTCATCGAGCAGATGGTATCATTAGCGAACAACAGTTTGCCAGAACCCCTGTCAGACAAGGAAGTTCAGACCCTCATTGCCTCAGTTCTCAAGTACGACACGAACGAAGCCGTTATGCACAAGCTGACCGAGCTAGGTGTTGCCGAGCGTTTCTGTGACAAATACAGACCCGTTGTCCGGTTCAACACGACGACAGGAAAGTGGATGGAGTTCAACGGCAAGTTCTGGGCAATCTCAGAGGCAGGCATCTACGACCGTTTGCGCTCCCTCATTCGTGAAATCCCATCCGAAGTCGAAGAATCGTCCGATGCGTTCGACACATACGACAAGTTCGCCCGCAGTTTAGAGTCTGCCAAGAAGTTCTCATCCGTACTGACGTTCTGCAAGGAGTTCCTATCTGTTAAGACGAACGACTTCGACACTGACAACATGGTGTTCAACACCCCCAACGCAACGTTCGACTTTTCCCGTGGCAAATTCACCAACCCGATTTCCGACGACATGCTTACCAAGTGCGCAGGGGCACCGTACCTCAAGGAGATGGACGAATGCCCCATATGGACTTCTTTTCTTGCCCGCATTTTCAACCACGACCAAGCGATGGTAGACTACATTCAGCGTGTATGTGGATACTGTCTCACAGGGTCAACGCAAGAGCAGGTCTTCTTCATGCTGTTCGGCACAGGGGCAAACGGCAAGTCCGTGTTCATCGACACACTGCGCTACGTACTAGGCGACTACTCTCTCCAAGCCAACTTCGCAACGTTCCTATCCAGACGCGGACAGACCAGTAGCAACGACATCGCTTCTTTCGCAGGGAGACGGTTAGTCTGTGCAACTGAGTCCTCAGAAAGCCACACACTAGACGATGCTCTCATCAAAAGCCTTACAGGCGATGGCACAGTCACCGCACGTTTCCTCTACAAGGAGTTCTTTGAGATCACTCCCCAGTGCAAGATAATGCTCGCCACGAACCACCGCCCCACCATCAAGGACGACAGTATCGGCATGTGGCGCAGGCTTCGCTTAATCCCGTTCACCGTCACCATCCCCGAATCCGAACGCGACCCACACCTGCTAACCAAGCTCCGCAACGAGTCCCCTGCCATTCTCAACTGGATGATAGCCGGTCTTAAACTCTGGCAGGCTAATGGTCTGGGTGTCTGTCCCGCTGTGCTCGATGCGACTGAGGAGTACAGAGACGAGTCCGACAACATAGGTGCGTTCATCGAAGAGAGGTGCATAACAGACGGTCACTTTGGTTTCAGAGAACCAGCTACAACTCTGTACAAGGCATACGCAGGGTGGGCGGTTGGCAACGGTGACATACCATTGTCCGGCACATCATTCGGAAGACGCCTTATCGATAGAGGTCACAGCCGGCAAAGAGGCAATCAAGGCAAATTCTACACAACCATACGACTCAATACCGATTATTAGTCTATAATATACGCCCCAATCAGCAATGGTTGGGGTTTTTCATATCCAAAATGTTATTGTAAACCTAACACCCAATGTTTTTTACTGTCAGATTTTACGGGAAATGGTAAAACGCTAACTATATTTTCCAGCGGTATATTATTTCTGGTATATATGGTAGAATACGTCTCCATATTTCAGTGTATAGTTGCAAACTATACACTAAACCTTGAAACCCTTTGGTAGACAGTGATACAGGGATTCTTGGTGACAGATTAGTGTATAGTGTGTATAGTTTTCCCTATATGTTAGTTCTTCTTTTATAAAGGCATACTATTTTTCTGTGAAACTGGGAATTCGCATACGTGGTATGGAAGGATTCTTTAGAAAGAGATATTTATTATATAACTATACACAACTATACACACTATACACTAATATATATAAAAGACTTACTACTAGCGTATTTCAGAGCGTGTATAGTTTTTGGTTTCAGTGTACAGTTATGTATAGTTTTAGGCTCACCCTAACATGCTTAGCAACAGTCATCTGGAAATTCAAAAAATATTATACTCAGTTATACGGGCTTTAATAATAAGACCACATAGCCGACCTGCTGTCCTCCCCGCCAACCTGTAATGACAACCTAACATCATGTCAAACTGACGCAATGACAACCCGTCAACCCGTCAACCTTACACAAAAAAGAATAATGATAATGATTATCAATTAGCCAGTTTTGCTGTTAGTAAATACAGATTCTTACTTTGCTACTGGAAAACAGTCAAACGGCTACACAAAGCCATAATGAGAATGGTTCTCATTATCATTATGGCTGAAAACAAGGTAACAGAATGTTATGTTAACCAATGCATAAATATACAGTAAAATGTATAAATATACTGTTTAATGTATTCATGTATTCATGTACACAAAGTACATTAAAAGTACATTATCGTGCTTAATGTATCCATGTATCCATGTACACAAAATACATTAAAAATACATTCCAGATATTCCCATGTAGCTGCATACTGCAAAAACAGGCGCAAACTAGTGCCCAAAACCCTTTGTATGACTGGTTTTGACGTTCTTAAGCGCTTTTATAAGCATAGGGATATACGATACTTACTTAATGGTAAAATTGATTCTAGCCACCTTTTTGAGCGTTTTAAGGCACGTTTACATAATATATGCAATATTCCCTGTATATATACATTATATAGCGCGAAAAGGTATTGTAAACCGAAAGCATTTATAAGTTTACAATGAAAAACGTACACCAATACCCAACTTGCAGGGCTATATTAGTGCAAGTAAAAAACACTTGCATAATATTCAATAGTGTGAGATACTTTTTGCGGATGATTGTATCTGGAAGCACTGTATTATTCGCTTAATACAATCATACTATTAGAAATGAGGTGACCAATTATGACAAAAAACATGAACCGCGCCACAATGAACACAACTTATCCTGTATCTGATATTAAAGGGCTGAACAACTTCAAACTAGCTACAGGGCGCATTATGAATCAGTATCGCAATGGAAATAGAAAAGCGCTTGTTAATGGTATGCTAGATACCGTTTCTAACAAAGCGCGTCGCGAAATGCTAAAATTTCATGCGTTTGACGCGTACACTTCGGGCGCATGGGATGACTGTACGCAAGAAATAGCATTGCTATTGATGGAAGCTAAACCGTATACCGATACCCATGCCAAACTATCATTTGACTTACATCTTCTATCGAATCGTCGGCTATATTGGGTATTGGTTCATAGGGCGCTTAAAGCGATACAGAAAGTTTACAGATTGGACGGTCACAAAGCTAGCATGATAGTAAAGGATAAGGACGGTAACAAGGTTTACAATCTGCAATCGGTCGGATTATTTCGTGCAAGTGCAGACGGTGCAGAAAAGGATTATATGTTACAGATAACCGACGAATCGGCGAAACAATACATTGATGATATCAATAATAGAACGGTATCCAGTGAATACAGTAAGCTACTGGTTTCGAAGCTAAACAAGAAAACAAGACGGGCATTGAAGCTTTATATCATGGGCGTAAGCACTAAACGCATTCAAGAGAATCATCATATAAATTGGTCACGTGCACTTGCAGATATGCGCAAGCTTTGTTTAGTTGAAAAAGAACACATAACGACGGGCATAATTCGTGCGATGGCAAAGTAGGCATAATAAAGGTTAAAGACTGTATGCGTGTAAAGCGCATACAGTCTTTTTTTATGCCCAAAAAATATTTTCAAAAAACGTACATCTATTGCTAACGTAAAGGGCTATATACATATACAGTAAACAACTTCAAAAAATATTTTCAAAAAACGTACATCTATTACTAACTTAAAGGGCTATATACATATACAGTAAACAACTTCAAAAAATATTTTCAAAAAACGTACATCTATTGCTAACTTAAAGGGCTATATACATATACAGTAAACAACTTCAACTTCAAAATCAATAATGTAAAGGTGGTAAAAAACATGAAAAAAATACTAACTGAAATCAATCACAAAGTCAATGACATTTACTTTACACGATACTTTTCAAACAAGGTAACTAAAATTGAAACTACTTTGTACCGGTATTATAAATGGTTGCGTCACTTCATACCTTATGAGTATTTCACATACGGCGATGATGAGATTGTTATCCATGAATCGGTAGAAGATGTGTTAGAAACATTCAACGATGGAGAATGGTGGATTGAAGCATAGGAGGTGTAGTTATGGCACGAACGATTGAACAGATGCACAGGCAACAAGTTTGTAAGGCTTTTCCCGACTTGACGCGTACGTACTTTGCTAAAGAGTGCGCCGGTATGCTTGACGATGATGACAATCACGTCAGCACGTTGCCGGCTCTGATAGTTAGCGCACAGTGGAACTGGGACAGACATCATAAGCATTGCGGTGTGACCGTCACAACGGCGGGTATATGTCATAAATGCGGCGCGAAGATACCAGTGATACAGAGACCGCCCGACTGGACGGATTTGAAGAACTTTGTAGACCCGTCGCTGACAGGCAAGGATAAAGAAGCCGCGTATAAGGCGGTGAAGAGGCATATCAAAGCGATATGCCTCAGAGCGGAACTGGTCGGTAGACCCGCATTGTTGGCTGAGATAGAAGCGTCAAAGCCCGTGAAGCATGAGAAAGCGCCAAAAGCGGTGAAGACACCGATAGTCAAAGAAGCAAAGGTGAAAACGAAGAAAGCTCCGCGCGTGTCCTATTGGGATGCGCTCTGTGCGGAGAAGAGCGGAGAGGTGGTATCGTATGTGCAGATTTAAGGTGAAGTTCAAGTATGTCGCAGAGGTTATGGGAGAGGTCGATGGAGAGACGGTGTTGAGCTCCTATACACAGGCGTGTAGCGCAATTAGGGAATTGGTGCGCGACCATTGCTATGAGATTAAGCTGTACAGGGAACTGTATGACTGTACGCCTATCGTGCAGGAGATGGAAGTGTCGGTGGCGTTATGAGTAAGATGTTCAGAATGAAGTTCCTGACCGTGGAGTATGTCTCCGATGAGGAGAAAACAGAGCACATGGCGTTGATGATAGCTGACGGATGGCACATAGACTGGCAAAATGAAGTGTATGTCTGCTATAAGCGGACGGAAGAGGTGTTAGCATGAGCATGACGATTATGGTACTGGCGCTGATAGCAATACAGGCGTGGACGTTATGGGAGCTTGCGAAAACGCGCCAGAAACTGGCGAAAGCGGAGCAGATACTTGAGAAAGTTACTGACTTTGCTGAACAGGATATAAGGCTGTTCAGATAGTTGAATAGAGAGCACATCGGGGGGTATGTGCTCTCTGTCGAGCTATTGGGAGAACCACAGGCAATGACCTGCCCGAGCTTGAGAGGAGATTTGACCATGAAGATTAAAGTTGTAAAAGTACCCGGCGGTGTATCCACAGTAGAGCTGAGCGTTGAGAACGCAACAGTCGCAGACCTCAAGGAATTGCTCGGTCTGAACGACAACCAAGAAATCAGAGTCGATGGTGAAAAGGTGTCAGACTCTGACGAACTGGAAGACAATGACACAGTTTCCGTTGCCGCTAAGATTAAAGGTGCGGTGGCATAACAAGCAGTGACTAGAGAGAAGACCAGACCGTATAACTGCCTACTGTCGGGATGATAGCGGGCAATCTTGTCGTTCTCAAGTAGAGAAATGCTGGGGCAGTACCGGCAGACGGCATGAGAGGAATGGTGTTATGAAAGAACTAACAATGAAACAGTTCACGGATATGTTGTGTGAGCTGAGCTTACGCAATACGGTATACGACTCTGTTATACCGCCATCACAGACACGCGGAACTGTTGCTGTATCTGGTCTTGATAGCTTTTGCCGATGGGAACAGAGAGCACTGTCCGACACGGGCACAGAGGTTATCTACAGAGACTATATCACTGTAATGGTTCACAGACCAACTAACGAAGGAAAGTCGTGGTTTGTAGTTCCAACTAGGAAAGAGGTGCGTGCCTATCCTATACGCACAGAGATACGGGATGGCAGACGTACGCCGATAGAGGTGTCGCCGTTGATTGGGCAGATACGCGGTATTGGTGTGCGGCATACATGGCGAGGACGAACTTGTTACCCTGCGATGCTTACACTTTCACCATTGGGGGCATGGAGTCTTACGATACCCGCAGTGCAGGGTGGCAACTCAGCCATCACAAACGTAATGTCTGTGATTCGTAGTAGTGATATGTACCGACTTGGCGATGAGAGTATTTACCCGTCAATCGATGCTATGAAAGCACAGCTAATTGATTGGGTATTAGCGGTGTTCGGTGAGAGTGTCAGAGAGTATTACACGGGGACTGTGTCACTGCTGTTGGACTGGTTACTTGAGGCGTACACGATAGCTGTTGCTGTGCAGAACTCTACGGGGCAGATGTACACGGCGCTGTTGCCGTTCTTCCGAGCTAAGGCATCCGCGAATGAGGAGATTATCCGGTTGACACGGAATATGCAGGAGCTCCGTTTGCGAGCTAGGGAATACATAGACAAGCAGGATAACTTGTCGGCGTTGGTGCGCAAGACACCACTTAAAACGTTGATGGAACAGCAGAAGCTGTTGAGAGACCTTAGACATCCGTTCGCGGAAGAGTTCGAATATGTGTCAGCAACTAGGGAGTTGCTGTTCCGCACTAAGCGGATAAAGATGAGACACCCAGAGACCGATGAGGTGTACTTGCTTGAGCCACTGTCGGTTAGGCTGTCTGGCGCACTGGGTGAGGTGACATTCTTCAACCCGACGCGTACCTATAGAGGCTTCTGGTCAAGCGAGGATATACACCCGCACATCAGCGGTAGTGGTCACGCGTGCTTCGGTACAGTCGGCGGGCTACTCACAGAGACCGTCGTGCAAGGTAAGTGGTCTGAGGCTGTGGAACTGGTCATCAGATTCCTAGGTCAGTTCGACCCAGACGACAGTGCTGGACGGTACTATAAGTACTATCCGCATCTGTTGCCGGACGGAACAACAGAGGTAATCGGCAGGAGCATGACACAATGCTCGTGCTGTGGGCAGGAGATGGACGAGGACGATGAGGACGCCGGGTCGCACTGTGAGGATTGTGGGGATACGGTGTGCCAAGATTGCATACGCTATGCAGAAGGTGCAGATAGGTATGTGTGTGATAATTGTTTTAGCGATTACAAGACCTGTGCAGTATGCGGTTATGAGGGGTCGATGAACAACTTCTCGGAACGCCATATCCACGACGTATACGGTAGCCGTGTCTATGTGTGCGATAATTGCGCAGATAGCAGGGTATGGACTTGTGATATATGTGACAATTCCTACGTGGACGGTGTAGAAGCGGCTGAGGTGAGCGGGGAACGTTTATGTTGCCCAGAGTGCCTGCGTGAGTTCGCTGAGTGTTCAGTCTGTAACGTGTACAAGCCGGAGAGTGAGATTGTAGAGGGGGTCTGTAATGAGTGCAGAGAAAGCGAGGAAGAAGATGCCGAAACAGATGAATACATTGGATAAGGTGCAACCTATACCAGAGAAACCAGTGGTGAGTAAGCCGATATACACGACGATTCCACGGGATGCCGTACTGCAATCGGGTAGCCCATCGGTTAAGATACTGGGTAAACCGATACCTAAACTGGTGCTGTCGAGCTTAGCGTATAAGAAACAGCAGGCACTGGTGCAGGCGTGCGATATAGAGATAGGATGGCTCGGTTATGTGGATGTGGAGAAAGACGGCACGTTGTACGTGTCGGACATCTTCGTGCCTAAACAAGAGGTGTCGGGTACAACGACAGATATAGATGAGGAATGGTTAGGACAATACGGGATACGCCTTGCGGAAACAGAGCAGGGATGTGAGCAACTGACGAAGATGTTCTACTGGGGTCATTCTCATGTGGACATGGGCACGAGCCCGTCGGGAACAGATGATAAGACGATGGGGCAACTGGGTGCTAATTGCCCTGTGTTCATACGTGGAATCTTCAACAAGAGAGGTGCGGCGAACATCGCAATAGCCGACTACAGCACAGGTTTGCTGTACTTAGACCAACCAGTGTCCGTGCGGTCTGACCCGTCCATTAACGCATGGGCAGAGAGCGCTATCAAGACTTTCTGTACTGAGAAGACGTATGTGACCAAGTATGCCTATACGGGGCATACTATGACAGGGTACGTACCGAGTTGGTGGGAGAAGGGCGCTGAGTATGAAGACTATCACGGGTACATGGGCATGGAGAAGAACAGTGTTAAGGAGACGCCAAAAGCCCCTGCCGTGTATGAGAATCCGTACGTGTACAATGACCTAGCAGATGCGACAAAGATGGCGTTTGAGACAGTGAGTACGAATGTCGATATGGCTGACTTGGTGACACTCATAGGCATGAACTCATCGTTTGTGCTAACAGAAGAGGAGATATCGGAGTTCGTACTTGATGAGTGGGATGACTTGGTGGAGACGGCAGAAAAACATTACCACGTACGCCTTGTGATGACGTACGAGAAAGCGTAGGGTGATATGGATTATAGCAGGCAGTCGGAGATTTTTCAACCAGAGGTGCATGGTAAGCATCTTGTGAATATCATAGGATGCGGCGCACTGGGTAGCTGGGTAGCTGTTCAGTTGGCTAAGCTCGGCGTTCAGAACATAGTGTTGTGGGATGACGATATCGTAGAGCTTCACAACTTGCCGAATCAGATGTTTCACTTATCCCATCTTGGCAGGAACAAGGCAGAGGCACTAGCAGAACTCATAGAGAGCATGACAGGCATCAAAGTAAGGACTAAGCCCGTTAGATGCACGAAAGATGACGTGCTTAACGGTGTAGTGTTCAGTTGCGTGGATAGTATGCTCGCACGGGCAACCTTGTTCAGTGCGTTCAAGTCGTCGGCAAAGGCTCTACTATGGATAGAGGGGCGCATGGGGTTGAGAGAAGGTTTGCTGTACACTGTTGACCCGCTTAGCATGAAACAGATTGACCAGTACAAGACGACCCTGTATACAGATGACGATTCGGAACGCTCTGCGTGCGGTACATCACAGGCAGTAGCGGCAACCGCGTGTCATATCGCAAGTCTAGCCGTGTGGCAGTACATCAGATACGCCATTGGGTATAGAGAACAGGCACGGGCGAACGAAACAATGCTAGACCTCAAAGATGGGGTACACGAAGAAGTGAGGTGGAAGGATGACACAACAAGTGCAAAGGCATCGTAAGATGGTAGGAGTAACGAACGCAAGGGTAAGAATGAGACTGAGCAAGGAAGAGATGGCACGACGGCTTGGTATATCGGGTGTTAGTCTGGGCACATGGGAACATGGGCTCGGTACGCCAACCCAAAAGAACTTGGGTAAGCTGATGTCGTTCTTAGGCATGACAAAGATATCTGAGTTGTACGGGCACGTTGGGCGTAGCGTAGACCCCGCCCCAGTAATAATACCAGAGCCAGAGAAGCCGGAGTTTGAGACAGGCATTGTATGCGTGCTTGAGAACGTCGTTAAGACCATTGAGACTGTTATCGTTGAGTATAAGGCACAGAAAGCCATCGACTTTGAGCAGCTCGCGACAGAGTATCAGAAAGAACGTGATGACCTAAAGGCACAGCTCGCTACGGCGAATGAGTCACTTGAAGCATTCAAGAATCAGATGCGTACACTGCGCACGCTGTTCGCTACGGGGTATGATGAAATATGATACTGGTGGATGAGTGGTGTCCGAACTGTGAGAATGAGGTAAAAATTAACGGGCACAAGCCCTCAAACTGCCCAGAGTGTGGTAAACTAATACTGCCATGCTCGATGTGTGTAGAAGAGGACATGGATTGCGGAGTAAACACTGGAGATGGGCTGTGCAACAGATTCAGAACGTGGAGAGAGGGGGAACTGAAATGACTAGGGAAATGTTGGCATTTGTGGCTTTTGTGCTTTTCTTACTGCTAGTAGGTCTCATATTAGTAATTGAATTGCGGGGCTATAAGAAACAGGCGCACGATTTGGCGAATAAGTTGATGAATAAGATAGTAGAGAATGAAGAAGCACATCGACAAATCTATGCGCTACGGGAACGCCTGTGGCGCATGAGTATGCGCACACAAAAGGACGAAGTAGTGGACGACACGACGAAGTATGAGGGATATGACCCTCGGGATTAGGAGACAGTATGGATAACAGGGCAAGGGGAGACCTAGACAAAGCTATAGACAAAGCGATAACAGACTTGTTGGATAGGAGAGCGGAGGCTCGGTATGAGCGTATTATTTTAGACTTCATGGTGGCAATGGATGTAATAGAAGAAGACATCAACAAGGACAGGGCAAACCCAGATGACGTGGACGCTGTTATGCCTGTAGGGCAACTTCTTGCCTTGCGTGATGCGCTGATTGTGAAATTAAAAAAGGAATGAGAGGAGAAACATGGGGGGCAACATTGTACAGTTCGGACTGACACCAGACCTATCCGAGGTAAACAGAGTACGAAATGAACTGGCGAAACTGTGTCCAGAGCAACGGATGGTTCTGATTGACCTGCCAGACAGTAAAATCATAGCCATTAACGAACAGGCGAACAGAGAATTTGAGGAACTGGCAGACGGGTTAGCAACGTGTGACACGGACTATCGTAAGTGCTTCAGTGACATAGTGAAGAGGCATGGAACATGGAAGTCTGCCTGTGTGGCGGCTAGCCATGTCAGCGAGATGGCGGCGATTCTTCCAGAGGATTACCTTGAGGGGGAGAGCGGTGACAGACGAGTGTTCCAGTCAGCGTTCGTGTCTCTGTGGCAAGAGGAACTGGCATCCATCATACGGAGTCACGCGGGAGGCGGGTCAAGTGAATGAGCAAGAGAAAGTACAACTAACCACAAGAGGTGAGAAATTAGTAGTCACGTCATCGTTCGCCATGAAAGACGTGCTTAAAGGGTTGGGCTGTGGAGCATGGGATGCAAAGAGTGGTGCGTGGGTGTTCCCGCAATCTGCTGTACGTGCTGTGGTTGAGGCACTTGGAGATACGCAACTGATGGCAACCGCAGAGGCACTGGCAGTGAACAAGAAGTGGAAAGAACTTGAGCGTATCGTGGATAAGATGCACGACGGCTCATTGGTATTACCCACCCACCCTTTTCTCATGCACCACCAGAAGATAGCACTGTACATGGCGAGCTACTTCGACCGGTTCGCATTATTTATGGACACGGGTACAGGGAAGACACTAGCCGCACTGGCAATCATGTCAGCGAAGATTAAGACAGGAAAGTTCCTAGTCGTATGCCCGAAGCCACTTATCAAAACGGCATGGTTGGAAGACCAAGCGCAATGGTTTCCAGACTTACGGCTACTACCACTGTCCCGTAACATCAAGATACAGGAGTACAGAGACATAGCCAAAAACTGGGGTGTAGATGTCGGAGCAGTGCGCCATGTCGATGTACTGCGGGAGAAGCTGTTGCCTCATGCCGACGCGTTTATCATCAACCCAGAGTCGTTGAAGATTGATTATGAGTACATCAAGGCGCTTGGGATAAACGGGCTAATACTGGATGAGTCAACGATTGTTAGAAATCAATCAGACAACACAGATGTCATCACACACTTCGCAGATGCACTGAGATACTGTTACATCATGTCGGGTAAGCCAGACCCCAACGGGTCAATGAACTACTTCGGGCAGATGCGCTTAGTGGACACCTCATTATTCGGGGCGTCTTTTTATGCGTTCCGTATGCGGTTCTTTGTTCCGCTTGATAGGAATGGTTGGAAATGGGTAGCGAAGACGGGCGCAGATGAGGAAATTGCCCGTAGAGTATCGCGCAGGGCATACATGGTTAAGAAAGAGGACTGCCTAGACCTGCCGGAGAAAGTGTACGAAAGACGACTGTTGGAACTGCCACCTAAATACAAGAAGATGTATAAGTCAATGGAGACAGAGTGTGCCATGCTATTGGAGTCGGGTGACGATGTCGTTTTAGCACCAATCAAAGCGGCGGCTCTGAACAAGTGCAGGCAGATTACAGGCGGGTTCATCATTAAGATGGACAAAGAAGTTGAAGACCTGCACAGGGTGAAGTTGGCAGAGATGATGAACGTGCTAGAAGAGATAGGTAACCGACCCGTTATCATATGGGCGCAGTACAGGCATGAGATACGAGCCATTGCAGAGGAGATAGCTAAGACAGGGGCAACAGTAGTCACAGCGAACAGCGAAACTGCTGACCTAGATGAGAGCATCCGACGATTCAAAGCTGGTGAGGCGCAATACATGGTAGCTCACCCAGCTACACTGAAGTTCGGGGCAACGTTTATCCTGTGCAACTATGTGCTGTACTATTCAAAGTCTCATGACTATGAGGAATACTATCAGTCGCATGACCGTATCTATCGTAAAGGGCAAGTGAACAAGTGCACGTTTATATCGTTGGTCATGGAAGACACAATAGACGAGGACATTGAGAAAGTATTAAAGCTGAAAGGGAGCGCGTCGGACTTTAGGGATATGTTCATATCGCGCGTAAGGGGAGAGGAATAATGGCAGTATTAGCAGATAGTGGTAAAAGACGAGAATTTCCTAGCGGCGCGGTACGGGACATACAGAAAGGTAAGGGTCGGTGTGACCTATTGCCCCTGTCTGTCTGTGCTGACCTATTGCAGTCACGCACTCTATTACTCATAGATACGTTCATGATTATCCGTGAGGAGCGTGAGTTGTTCGGGGCAATCGAATCATTTGTAGAAGAGTCTTCCGAATTCACATCGATGGCACATGCAATATTAGAAGCGGCTCACCAGTTTGAAGACGGTGCAGAAAAATATGGATGGCGCAACTGGGAAAAAGGATTGCCGATTGACAGCTTCATAGACTCTGGTGTGCGACACTATCTAAAGTGGCGCGATGGTATGCTAGATGAACCGCATCACAGGGCGTTTGTGTGGAACATGCTCTGTGCCATATGGACTCTTCAAAACATAGGGGATATTCCACTAGAGGAGACCGCGCAATAAAATTCTAGTGTGAATTTGAAAGGGGAAACAATATGAAGATTAAAACTATAACAACCGTGGGATTAATATCGGCTTTGTATGTTGCTATAACAATTATACTTGCCCCGATAAGTTTTGGAATATTTCAATTTAGAGTTTCTGAATTACTCAAGCCAATTGCATTAAAAGGTAAAAGATATGTTATTGCTTTGACTATCGGATTATTTTTAGCAAATTTATTTAGTCCATCAGTTGGTTTGATGGAATTGATATTTATGCCAATTGTGTGTGCGGTGGGTGGAATTTTATCTTATCTGATTAGAAAAAGACCAATAATCTCGACAACGTTGTATGCATTAATTATAAGTTTAGGTGTGGCTGTCACATTATTAGTCAATTTCAATGCTCCATTCTTTTTAACATTTTGCAGTATATTTATTTCAGAATTTGTTCTTATGCACATAGGGGGGATATTAGTTGATTACATATTTCGCTACACCACGATCGAGAAATGAAATAGATATTCTTGCTGAAGAAGGTGCTGCACACTTATTAATACCATACAGTGACTCATCGTTTGAACTTTTTTATAAATATGCCTTATCTAAGGGATTAAAAATTTTAGTTGATAGTGGTGCATACACTGCGTTTACACAAGGTAAAAAGATCGACATTGTGGAATTTGGTGCAAAAATGTTAGAACTATCACCTAAAAAATTCATCAATTTAGATGTAATTGGAGATGCAGTAGAGACAACACAGAATCAAAAATACCTTGAATCGTTAGGATTAAACCCAATTCCTGTTTGGCATCATGGTAGTGCATATGAATCGTTGAACGAATTGGTAAAAAAATATGACCTCATTGCTATTGGTGGGTTAGTTACTACTGGAATTTCATCGAAGAAAAGAAATGAAATACTAAAAACCATCATACAGATGTTTCCGTTAACAAAATTTCACGGACTAGGTGTTGGAACAGCAGTTGATGGATTATATAGCGGTGATTCTACAGCATGGATTGCAGGAGCAAGATATGGAAGATTAATAACGAAAAAAGGCAGTGTAAATTTAAGTGGTTCATATTTTACAAAACATGAATTGCTGAGACATAACATTCGGGGAATTTTGAGGTATGGACAGCCAGATGAATTTCAAACAGGTACATGAATCACTAGGTAAAACAGGGATATTACGAACTTATGCAAAGTTTGCGAAGTGGTAATAAGATTCAAGTATGAGGTGAAAGAAATGGAAAAATTACTTAATGTAAAACCATGTCCATTTTGTGGATATGCGAATCCGTTTTTAGTTAAAGAAAAAGACTATGATGCAAATATTCATGACAATGAAGAAAAGGTAAGAAAAGCAGAGGTTTGGTTTTATGTGGTATGCCTTAAATGCAAAGTAAAAACACAGGAAGAAAGTAGCAGGGAAAGAGCAATAGCACGATGGGAACAAAGGAAAGAAAAACAAAATGATGTACATGATGTTGCTGAATTTTATAAAGATTGATGCATAAAACAGGGAAATTACGCAGTAGTATTCCACTAGAAGAAAGTACTTGACACAGGGTAACTGGTATGCTAACATACTTATATGTTGTCTAGCATAGAGAGGTGAACATGGGTAAACGAATAACAGAAGATGAACGAGAGAGACAACTGTTTCCACTTGAGTCTAAGCTACAGGCATACGCGCTGAAACGACTATCGACAGCACCTAACCTAACCGCATTCAAAACGATTAGGTCTAACGTGGTAGGTGTAAGCGACCTAGTCATATGCGCGAACGGTAAGTTCATTGCTATTGAGTTGAAGAGAGCGGCTAGTGAAAAGCCGACTATTGCACAGAGAGAATTTCTAAAGGAAATAGAAAGGAGTGGTGGGTCAGCAGGAGTAGCATGGACATGGGGAATGATTAAGTTACAGTTATGCCTAGCCGGATACGACACAGGAGTATTCATACCGAAAGAGGGGGAGAAAAATGAGTGATGATTTTGACCGGTACGTAATGGAAATGGAAGAGCCAACACAAGAGGAGATAGACGCAGATGCACTGTCTATCGGAGACACAGTAGACAAGTACGTATACCTAAAGAACGAGTACGATGACCTAAACGCCCGTGTAAAAGAAATGAAAGACACACTGGACGCATGGGCTAAGGTCATACTGAACAAGATGACAGAGGCAGGAGTTTCTGCAACTGGTACAGAAAAAGCCCGTGTAGCTAAGAAAACCGAGCTGTATGGTAATATACAGGATATGCAGGCGTTCGTTCAGTTCTGTGCGGACAATGGCAGGGCAGACATGATACAGAAACGGGTAGGGTTAGCCGCGTACAGAGAATGGGTTGACCAGAACGCATCGTACCCAGACGGTACAGAGGCATACTTCCAAGACTCAGTAACGATTACAAGAAAGAAGGGGAAATAATTATGGCTAAGAAACCAGAGACAGAGACGACAGAGGTAGCAGTGCAACAGCCTATGGAGATGGCAATACCCACAGACCATATTGTGGGGTTTGAGGGTATGAGCATGGATGATATTCAACTTCCTATTGCGAAGTTGATTCAGCCCATCATGCTAGGCAAGGAAAAGTACGAGGGGCAGAAGCCCGGTACACTGGTGAACGAGATGACCAATGAGGTCGTACCCCATTCACTTGTAGCACTACAGATTAAGGATGATAAGGTTATGTTCCCACCACAGGATGAGGATAAGGTATCACCGTTCATTGCAACAGTAGAGGCGGCTACAGGGGTGAGGCTCACACCAGAGGACTTGAAAGCCAGCTACATATGCCGTGCTACTGACAACCTAATGGGCGACCGGTTCGGTAAATGTGCAAACTGTGGACTAGCCGAATGGAATGGAAACGTGAAACCATTATGCACCAAAAACATCAACGTCATGTGCCTATTTGAGGGTGAGGAAATACCGACAGTTATCCAGTTCTCCAATACATCACACAAGCATGGCAAGAACTTCAAACAAGCCGCGTTCATGTCCAAGTCACATCTGTTCTCCCGTAAGTACAAGATATCCATCTCCAAAAAGGAAGAGGGCAAGAAGCTGTGGTATGAGATGGCACTGAAACCGGATGGTAAGGTAGAGTCACAGGAAGAGATAGTAGGGTACTACAAAGTGCTAATGCAGTTCAGAGACTTGTTCGTGAGACAGCTTGAGTCTGTAGTTATCAGAGAAGATGCAGTCCCCATGACGAAAGATGCAGAGGGGGAATACTAATATGGATTACGCACCGTCTACGGTTCTCTATACTCCACTTTTAAAACCGGAGTATAATGCGGGTATGCGTGATGCCATCAACAGGCGTGCGGAGGCGATGGGAATGTCTGTCGCCTCCTACATTCGCCACCTAGTGCGTGAAGACTTGCGCACCAGTGGGGTATGGCAACAGGAAGTTATTACAAAAACAGATGCGAGGTAGATATGAGAGAAAGACCAGTGTACACAAGCAAACACGGCTATGAGCATCTGTCCGCTAAGGTCTTTTTAAGTGAGTGGCACGAGTCACTTGACCAATCCGTACGCCGTATGGCTATGGACACAGAAACATATCATAACAAAGAACTGCGTGCTCCGCAGGCTATATCTAAATGGATAAGTGGGGCGCGTAACAACTGCCCGTTTGGGGCTAGTTTCTTCTTCGTTGATACAGAGACAGGAGAGCGACGGGGCATCTGGGTAACAGATGACCTGCCTCATTTGCAACCGATATTCAATGCGGAAGACCTCATCAAGGTATTCCACAACAGCCCGTACGATGTCTTGATGTTGGGGAACTTAGGTATCACTGTGGCTAATGAGATACGGGACACGATGGCAATGATAAAACTTATCAATGAGGAACAGATGTGCAAGACACCAGAGATTGGTGAGGACGGAAAGCACAAGCTCAAACAGTCAGCGGCACTTAAAGACTTAGGGTATCATTTCTTGGGCGCGGATGCCCATGACTTACAAGACCTAGTTCATCAGTGTCAACTGTACCTAGCAGAACAGAGAAACTGTTCACCTGCTGAGGTATCGTATAAGGACATATCAGATGAGTTTCCAGAGATTATGATGGATTATGCGGTGTATGATACAGAACTAACGTATGACCTATCACTTCTCTTTGAGAAAACTATAACGGCAGAGGATTCATGGAACGCACACAAGATGGGAATACAAGCCATGCTCGCTGTCGTTGACACGGAACGTGAAGGAGTTCTTGTAGACCAAGCACTCATGGCGCATGACGAGGCTCTATTGCTACCTATCGTTCATGCGGCTGAGAAGTCTATGATAGAACTTGCGGGGCTTGAGTCGCCCGGCTCAGATGACTCGGTGTTAGAAGCGTTTGCGAAGTTGGGTGTTGAGTGGCAATGGTTTACCCAAAAAGGGTCAGCATCTACCAACAAGAAAACGCTCACAGAATTGGCAGTTGCACAGGGAGGGAAAGTAGCGGAGCTCGTCAATTCGCTACTTACTTACCGCAAGGCAAGTAAGATACTTTCTACTTATATATACGGAGCGCGGAACTTTATTCAAGAAGACGGTAAGGTTCACTCTTCGTTTTATCTCTGGGCTAATGACGCCAGTAAGGGGGGTGCGGTCACTGGGCGTATGTCCAGTGCCGACATCAACCTACAAAACCTAACCAAGAAAATGGTTGCCTTCATGGGGGCAGAGGATGACGATGACGACGATGACGCATTTGCGGGGGTAGATATTCGGGTAAGAGACTACTACATCCCAGACCCCAACACCATATTCGTATCGTTTGACGCTGACCAACAGGAGTTCAGACTACTAGGTCACTATTCCAATGACCCTAAGTTCATGCAGATTATACACGACGGAAAAGATATCCACACAGGCACAGCCGCGGCTATGTTCGACATACCTTACGAAGAGGTAACTGACGACCAGAGAGCCGAGGGTAAGACGGGCAACTTCGCTTAAACTTGGGTGAAGTAAAATCCCCCTCAAAACGGCGAACCCCTAACGTAAAGACGAGGGTAACGCCGTGCCAACCGAAAGGGTATGGTGTAGAGACTTATAACGCACCGACTATCGAAAGATAAATCAAACGAGTGCATTTAATGGGGGAAAGACTGTTGACTTTGCTACAGTTAAACGGTACTATACTAACAGGAGGTGTATTATGAATATTGATAAAACAAAGATATGCACACTGTGTAGTAAAGAGTACCACCCTACGGGGAGATGCCAGAAAGTATGTGCAGATTGCAAACCGAGGTTTGAAAAAGAAAAGGCACACGCTAAGCATCTAAAGAACTATAAACAGAAAGGCTTGTATAAGTGGGAGATGCCAAAAGGAAAAGACAGCCCATTTTACAAAAATGGAATTAACACATTTGCATATGACGCTAAAAAAGTATTACCTAACTTGTGTAATAGATGCGATAGTACCAAATTCCTATGCGTACATCACATAGATAGGAATCGTAAAAACAATAGCGTTAGTAACTGGGAAATCCTATGCAAATCGTGCCACCAAAAAGAGCATACTGTACGTAATTCTACTGGGCAATATATCAGCAAGTCTAAGGCATAGTCCGACACTCCGAGAAACCGGAGAGAACAAAAGTGAAAGTTTACGGTCAAGCTATCCTAGCGTACGCCAACTCATTACGCAGAGCGAGGAAACTCCCATTGCTGGATGAAGACCTGTGCAAACAGGGAACTAAGTTCCTGTATAGCCGTGCCCCTGCGTACACTTACCCGCCGTATAGTGAATGGGATGATTACAATGAGATTATTGCCCTTGCGCCAGATGATGATACACGAAAAGGGATTGCCTATTTCTTATCGGATGAGGTGCAGATATGGATGAAAATTGCTAGAGCCGCTGACAACAAATACTACGACCAGTTCCCTATGATAAAGACGTTCACGAAAGAAGTTGCACAGCGCGCCAGAGAAAGAGGCTATGTTAAGTATTGGAACGGTCGTAGACGGCATCTCAGTAGCCCAGAGTTCGCATACAAAATGGGCAACTCCCTCATTCAAGGGGGAGCGGCTGAGATTATGAAGCAGAAGGCGTATCAAGTCAACGACTTCCTAAAGGCTAACAAGATGAAGTCGCGCATCGTTATGTATGTGCATGATGAAATAGTACTGCGGATGTCTACAGACCGATGGGAACTAGACAAACTTCCAGAGATAAAAGCTATCCTAGAAGACCTGCCATTTAGAGTGCCAATGACGTGGGGTGGAGATTACGCTATCCGGTCATGGGGGCAGAAGAAGAAACTGACCACAGTAGATGAGCTGTGGACTGACCTACAAGAAAGGGGTATAGTACAATGACGAAAGAACAACTACTGGAAAGACTGAGCAACCACGCACGCATGGCAATAGAAAGGTTAGATGCGGATGCCCGCATAACGGCTGTATCAGTAGTTCCCATTGAGACATGGGGAGCTGTTCAAAAGCTAGATGAAATGAGGAGACAGCTAGAGGACGACCTGCTTGCTGTACGGGAGTTACTATCGAAAAGCCCCGCTAGTAATATAGCGGGTAGGTATTCAAGCGACAAAGATTATATCCTGCGCCACTGGACATTTGGGAGTTCTTCTACCTTTAGGGAGAAAGTAATAGTAGATATCATAAACAGGATTCAATACACAGACGAGTACAGGAACGCTAAGAAACTAATTGAAGAGAAGTTCGATGTGGCACTGGTGAAGATAAAACGGACACAGAGCATTAAGAAACTACAGGACATGGCGATTGAAATGGGTATGCTGGCAGTAGGAGATGCAGAAGAGGTAAAAGAAGACACAGGAATTGACACCCAGTACATCCGTACAGAGGTACGAAAGGCACAGGCGCAACTAACAGGGGGTGTAGAATGAACAAGAAAGAGGCACTGAGACTAGCCTTTAATATACTAGTCGGCGCACCTACACGCTCAGCGTGGGGTGAAGCGCGGCTAGTCGGTACGAATGGTAAGGTATTAGCCACGTACAAGGATGCCTGTGACGCTGTGCACAAGGCGTACATGTGCCTTGAGCCAGATGATGATACCCCTGTGCTAATAGGCATCTCAAAAAAGGGTACGTTACACGCACTAAGACCTAGCGGGTTGTTGTACTGCGAGAGTGAGGTAGCGGTGGAGAATCAGAGAGATGGTCATTGGGGAGAAGTCAACTGTAAGACCTGCAACTCTAGGCGTAATACAAAGAGCCGGACAGGAGATGTATGAACATAAAAATAAGTGATGTTTATCGAATAGACTATGACGGCATGGGGTATACCTTATATAAAACTGTCCCAGTACGGCATAGAGATGGTACTTCCGACACAAAAGAAGTCATAGAGGGCTTCTACGGCAGTCTGTCTCAAGCCGTACGGGGATTACACTGCCATGACATACAGGGCTCACCTATAACCACCGTAGAAGAGATGCGTCAGATGGAAGATGAGTGGGTGCGTAATATGTGTGCTAAGATAATAGCGGATGTGATTGCCCCCGATGCGGAGGACGATGATGAGCAAGACGGTTAAGTTCACAGGAAAACCGGAGAACCCTCATGTGTTCCTAAAGGATGTCTTGACTCAGATTGAGGACGTGTCACCAGAAGTTGTGTTCGTTCAGATGAAAATGCCAGATGGCACATGGGCGACAGGGTGGGCGGGGGCAACTGATATCATGCTACATGGAGAAGCTATCGTGCATATGCAAGTTGACTTGATGGATAGGTTTATGAAAGACAACATAGATAAATACATACAGTTTATATAGGAGAAGAGTAAGTGGAGACGTGTAAGATATGCGGGAGTTTAATTATAAAAAAGGAGTGCACCAACACACACTGTGGCGAAGTTCCAAAGCTAGGTTGGCAAGAAGACCCCTCTCATTTCTTAGAAGAAACTATCAGAAAAGGGCGAAGAGACCTTATACTCGCACGCAGGGCAAAAGTCGCACCGAAATTAAGGGGGATTAAAGGATGACATACGATGTAGTTATGGAGTTCACAGTAACAATAGGAGAGAAAAACGAAAGTAAAGCGAACCGTATTGCACAATATATAGCGAGGGAAATAGAGAAATTGGATTATGATATTAAGGTTTATCATGTGGAAGTAGAAGAGGATTAGCAGTATGCCCCCCTAACTCAGTTCTCCTTATATATCTGTCTCAACATAGATTCGATTTAGTGCTAGTGCGTTGATGGCTGTTCCAGTATTCCTTAATTGTGCGTGTGCGAATAGGAATGTCGTGTTAGTCGGGAGTGTCAAGGTTACTTCCACGTTGTCCATAATAACCACACCATCATTCTGCCTCACCAACCGAACTGTGACCTTGTTGTCATTGGACTTGCAGAACATTGTCAAATCGAACACCACACCTGCTGAAATCGTGACTCCTGTATCGACTTTTGTAGCTGCTCCTGTGCTTGTCCTGCTCGTGAATTTCCACGTTGTCTCACCGCTGTCTTTTGTTATGCCTAGCATATCTGCCATAGCGGAAGAAGGTTCTCCCGCTAAAGCTCCACTAGTGGATGATAGACCGACCATGATTTGTTGCCCTGTACCAGAATATGTTTCAACACCGAATCTCGCAAAGTAGAAGAATCCACCGATGCCTGTAGCATTACCTCTTACTCCAACAGAGTTAGTAGATTGTATACCAGAGGATGTATTTGCGACAGCAGTGCATGAGAACAATGCCCTGTTCATCTGTGTCAAGAAGTTTGTTGCCGCTTTAACCGGAGTAGATTGTGCTCCCGATGCGTTTCTTGCTATCCACGTTGAACCAAAAGCAATAGATACAGTAGTCGTTGCACCCGGCAACCACATATAAACAGAGTTTCCAAATAACGCAGGTTGCAGTGGAGTATCTAACCCCGAGTTTACAATAGTGTTTAGCAACGTTCGTCCTGCTTTGTTCCTAGCGAATAATGTCAGATTGTTTGCTATTGGAGCAGAGGGGACTGCTATGGACGAAAGAATAATGCTCCCTGTAAATTCCGGGTCAGCTAGTGGTGCTTTTTCTGTGTCTAGTTCGTTTAACGCCGTTTGAACATTATTTGCAGAAATGCTTCCTGCTGGTGTATTAGCTATAGCAAATGCTGAAAATGCTCCGGATGTAACCCCATCTACTATTCCAACCCAATCATATGTGGCTGTATCTGCTTCAGCTGTATCAGATGTTACGGTAAATGAGCCGGTAGTTGCTTCAACACTCCATGACCCCGCCTGTGTCCCTGTTGGACTTATGACCACAAAAGTATTAGCGGTGATAAACCCGTCTGTTACTGTGTCAGTTGTAGCAGATGCGGAAAATGCCCCAGTTCCAGTCATAGTAGCAGACGTAACACTACCACCAGATGCTTCTTCCCATGTAATTGCTCCTGCTGTGGCTCCTGCGGTCAGCACTTTACCGCTATTGGTAGTGCCTGTGGCTGGAACGTGTAAGTTTCCGTCTCCTGTCGGATGAGAGTAGTTGTTATATGTAGCCGTATCAACTGAGTATGCACCGTCCCCAGTCTTTTTAACAAAGCCTGCTGTATCAGCTAATGCCTGTAAAGCTGTTAGCTCATTACCCAGTGGTTGCCTGCCAGTGTCGGTAGGGTGTACATGGTCTATACGTGCGATATCATCCACAGAACCTACACCTTGAGTACCATTCATTTTAACATCTGTTGAAGTAGTACCATAGTTCTTGTTGAATGCCGTTAGTTTACTGGATATAACAGGCTCTCTTGACGTATCCGAAGCATGGATATGGTCTGCTCTCGCTACAGTGCTTAACGCCCCGACATTAACAGCCCCATCCATCTTAATATTTGCTGTAGCTGTCTCAAAATTCACGTTAAAGGCGGTGTTTTTAGTTCCTATAGAGGCCTCTCTTGAGGTATCTGTAGGATGCACATGGTCACGTCTAGCTACTGATGTAGATATTCCTGCACTCGCTGTTCCATCCATTGCAGGAGTAGTTGCATCAAACAACGCCTTGTTTGTATAAGCCGTTTCCCCATTACCAATACCTACTACGTTGATAAAGGTTGATGCAGGAGCAGTAGCTTTCACCACAAGCCCGTGTGCGGATGTAGAGGCATTAAGCGTAGTTATGTCTGTTGGTGAAGCCAGAGTGTCAAGTGCTGGGTTGGTTATAGCGTGTCTATGGTCACTTCTGGATGCAGTAGATGCAGACCCAACTACAGCCGAACCACCTAAAGTCTCTGCTGTACCGGTTAAATCTGCAACAGCTAAGTTAGAAGTTCCTCTGCTTGTATCTGTAGGATGTACATGGTCTATACGTGCGATATCATCCACAGAACCTACACCTTGAGTACCATTCATTTTAACATCTGTTGAAGTAGTACCATAGTTCTTGTTGAATGCCGTTAGTTTACTCGCAATCGTAGGCTCTTTACCAGATAAAGCCGTGTTCAAGTCTGTCTGTGAGGAGAGTGTACCAGTAATAGAACCCCAAACACCTGCACTTGGTGGGTCTTTCCACTCTGTATCGTTATCTGCATTTGATTTCTTTGCTAGAAGCTGGTTGGTTGTCCCTCCTGCTGGAACACCAAGTCCGTCCTCACCATCGAAGTAATCTACTCCCTTTATAGGAGTATACCCATCTGCACCATCGAAGTAATCTACACCCTTTATAGGAGTATACCCATCATCTCCATCAACTCCGTTAGTACCATCTGCACCGTCGAAGTAATCTACTCCCTTTACAGGAGTATACCCATCTGCACCGTCGAAGTAATCTACTCCCTTTACAGGAGTATACCCATCTGCACCGTCGAAGTAATCTACTCCCTTTATAGGAGTATACCCATCTTCCCCGGGCTCACCACGTGCCCCAATTCCTAACTCCATTTCTATAGGAGGCAGGCTCATAAGCTCCATATTGATAGCACTCGGTGTGTTTACCGATAGCTCTATGCTAGGAATATTTGTAGAAACTATTATCTCAGACATACGACACATCCTTTATCACAGGAATAGCAATCGTATCAGACGATACGATGATATCCTCAGAGTCAGTGTACTGAATATCCATGTAGTAGGTTACATCTGTATCCCACGTCGTGGTATCTTCAACCAGCAACTGGTATACACCAGACGAGATTTCACTTACGACTGTCGTGTCTATGAGAACATCCGCTATTGTTCGTATCTGTGCGAGAAGTCCAGCAGATGCACCGACAATCGGTTCACCAGCCGAGTTGGTCAGCGTCACATTGAGTACAAACGTGTCGCCCCTTTTGAACCTACAAATTTTCTTCATAGTTCCCCCTTAATTAAAGTGTACCATGCACCATGCTAACCCCGCGCCTGTGCGAGATTCTATCACATGACCTATCTCATAGAAATGTTTGTCTGTGGCGAATGGTGAAGTGGGTATGCTCTCCGCGAGAGCTTTTCCAGTGATAAACCCAGCGTCCCCTGTTAGAAATCCACGCACCAGTTGCCCCCGTGTAGCATTTCCTATGAAGTTCACCTGCGCTTTACCACCACACACTACCCATACTAAGTCTCCATCTGCTACACCAGACTCATAGATAATGCCGATAGGGTCTGGCTCGTTCTGTACAATAAGGGCTACCGCATTGTCCGTGCTATCGGACGGCATTACAACGTCCCCCTTAACACTGACAGCCCCTGTCTTGTTCACCATCTGCACCATGAATCTGTGCTCCAGTAGAGGAGCGACACAGCGTGACAGTACACTCAATGCGCTGTCACTCAGTGACTCTTTAGACAACGGGTTCTGTTGCCAGCTATCATTGTCGTACACCATAATAAGGTTTGGGGAGTCAGTGACATAGGCGACTGCTCCTCTTACCTGCGTAGCCCCAAGGGATGCAATGTCCACGGACAGACACGAGTAGATATTCTCACCAGAGTTTAGAGTATCCAATAATAAAATTGCCATTGGTACCTCCTATTGTTGATACCTTTTGGGTAGTATCCCATACTTATTAAACAGGAACTCCTCCTGCTTTGTCAACCCTTTTGGTGCTGTTAAATCGCCTATTGTAGGTACTGTAGTACCGCCAGACTGTAGCTGTGAAATCTGAGTCTGTAACGCACGTTCCAATGCTTTCTGTTGTTGCAGTTCGGCTGGTTCTCTGTTGTAATTTCTAACGATACCAGAGCCCGGAATATAAGCGGGAGGAGCTTCTACAGCCTTAGTGCCATCTGGTACTTGGTTTCCTAGAACCTGCGCCCCTGCTTTTCCTATTGTACCCAATGCACCGGACTGTTGCATGTAGTACTGTCTAATCTTCTGAGCTTTCTGCTCTTCTGTGTCAGTGTCTTTCCATATCGGAGCACCAGTTAGGATGTTCTGATTCATGTACATTTCTATAGGAGCTTTAATAACCGGAGATAAGCTCGTCATTGCTGTTTTACCCATATCACTTAGGTTGTTCAAGTCTTGCATAGGCATGTTGGCTGTTAAGAAAGACGCATTGTCTTTGTCACCTACCCCCGGAATTTGTAATGCCATACTGTTCCGCATATAGTCTGGGAGTGCGGACGTATCTGTTCCGTTTACTTCCTCTGCATTTCTCTGCCATTTGTTATACCATGTGTACTTGCTTGGGTTGTTCAAAAACTGCTCCATTTGGAGTGGCATGTTTTTACGCATCCAAGTATAGAACGGATTGATTCTTCTTATAAGCGTACGCTCCGCATTTGTGATGTCATTATAATCAAACTGGAACTTACGTGTCTGCTCAGCCGCCCATTTGCCAGCCTGTTCTAGCGGCAATCCTTTTTCCATAGCGAGCTCTACGTTACCCAAGAAGTTGGTCATACGCAGTTGACCTTCAATAACCATGTTCCCCTTCTTAGCTACACCGACCACAGTACCCGCCGCTTTCTTAGCGCCAGACGCTAGTTTACCAGCAGTCTGTTGTATGCCCTGTCTGGCCTTTGCCGGAGGCACAGGGGAAAGTTTCGGCTGGGAGATTCCGGCTTTTTTCATAGCCGTTTGCATTGCACTATCTGAATACTCAGTAGCGTGCATACCAGACAGTGCACCATTGCGCACTGCTAAGTCGTATATATCACTGCTGTTGAACTGCCTACCGTTAAGTGTAACCCTACCGGACTTACTGAGTACATGCCGTGCGTTCACTTGGGTCGCAGGGTCAAACGCCATCATACCTAACGACAGGAAGTTGTTCATAGTACCACCAAGCGCGTTACGAATATAGTACTCTGGGCGTAACCCTGTTACTAATGGTTTCCACACGCTGTTGAACACATCGAACACGTTCGTGAGTGCCTGCATACCAGCGTCAATCTGTTTAGTAGCCGCTCTATTAACGTGCGCTACGATATTAGGGTCGAACGCATAGGCTTCTATAATCTTAGGGTCTAACAGCAATGTGTCTGCCCCACCACCGAATATAACACTCAGTTCATCCAAATCCATACGCGAGAACGCATCATTAGAGCTTAGTAGCTTTTTCATGATAGCGGACTGCTCTGGTTCTATTGCCCCAAACGCATCTACTAACAGTTTTTCTATTTCAGCACTCGTGGCTTTTGCCTGTGCTGTCTTACCCGCGCCACTAGCTAAGTTCTGAGCTACATTTCCCGTGACCGTGGAACGAAGATTGCTAAGAGCTTCTTCGATACGAGATAACTTAGCTAACGTATCGCCACTCGCACCACCGTACATAGCCATAGCGTGCTTTATGCTCTGCTTCGAAATGACAACGTCTCTGCCCGCCACTAACTCTGCACGGGCATCTTTCATGCTCTTAACAGGCGTACCGAAAGACGCTTTCACATCATCCAAGAACTCCTTAGAAGCAACTACCCTGTTATGTTGCAGGGCGCGGTTCAGCAGTAGCTGTAATGACGAGTTCTCAAACCCAGCCTCAATACCATCCAGATGCTGGGTGAGTGAGGTCATATGGGCAATCACTTGCTTGTTGACAGCCTCCATAGCCTGTGCCATGCTAACGTTCGGGGTAACGTTCTTACTGGCAGTATGTAGCACGTAATCGTCTATTGTCTTGCGCAACTGTGACGCTGTCACAACAGGAGGTGGTGTACCTGCAATACCTAATCTAATGTACACTTCACTTACGAACGTGTCCTGCGCGGCAGGCTGAGAAGTATGGTAGTTGTACATGATATTGGACTCCTGCAAACTGTTGCCCAGTGTACGAGCGAAGCTAGCTGGCTGGTCTACATTCAGTTTACCGGTTATCTTACCACCACGAACATTCGTCTTGCTTAGCATATGTGGTAGGTACACTTCTCTTAACGCGCCATTGATAAGACCAACGTCCTGTTCTGTGACGCCCATCTCTTTGTACCATTTCTTCATGTCATCAACTACATCTACTGCCTCTTGAATAGGCACGTTGGTAGTAACTCCATTCACAGTCTGTGGTATGGATAAGTCATCAAAGCCTTCAATGGCAGATGATACTCTGCGATTCAGTGTGTCTGGGTCTATGCCATTCTTCTCAGCAATGTCTATGACTCTTTTGGTGAACCCAGTAAGAGTATCCATCGTACGCTCGTCAGCGGCTTCTCTTCCGAATTTCATCGTATTTTCTAAGCGCGACATAAGCTGACGACTGCCATCGCCCACTCCGTTAATGTACTTAGGATTGAATATTTTAGACCCCCACTCAGCTACCTTATCAATAGCTTTTCCGGCTACAGGGACTTTATCAACTACCTCGCGTATCTTACCTCCGGCTTTTATCAAGGCGTCATCAGATAAGATGGATAGGTTATGCTTGTCTGTGCCTAGGGATAGCCCGCGCCCAGCTAGTTTGCTGGCGTTCTTCATCTCAGATTCAGCTATGACCTTCTGCGCCTCGTTTAGGTTCTCTCCAATTATCTTATTGAAGTCATCAGTCTTCGTTACGGTGTTGTCAGCAACTTTAAGTACTTTGCTGGTATCCGATATACCATACTTAGACAAGGTAGATGTTAGCCTCTGTGCAGAGACCTCAGTCGCTTTCTTACCGGTAGCTACCGCCGCTCTCGTAGCTGTAAGTTTAGCCGCGTGCTCAGCCGCCTGCTGTGTGGTAACGTTAGTTGCACCAGTTCTCAGTAAGTCCTGCATGGCATCGGCTTCTGTAACAGCCTGCACGGTGCCAGTAACTGCACGGGTAGCTTCTTTACCGACCATGTTCTTTGAGGAGTTCTTTACCGCTGATTTAGCGAGCCCTTCGGCTACCTCTCGGGACATTGTGCCCGCGCCTTTGGTTGCAACTCCTTTAGCCAATGACCCAAGACCAGTAGTCAACAGATTCAACGGGTCACCGATGACCTCTGCCCCTGTAGCACCAATGAATCTATGCACTTTTTGGAATGTGTTGGCATCCTCGGGTAGCTCACCAAAGACATCGTTCATTAGGTCAGTACCAGCATAGTCTTCACCGTTACCATTACTATTCCAACCGGTCTTTAGCCCCTCAACAACACCTTTACCTTTTAACCCATAATCAGCGGCTGTCCACAAAGCGGCTCTGGGTTTATCCATTGCCTCAAGCACTTTTAGGAAAGTCGTTTTCTTATTCTCCACTTCTTTTGGGGCAACACCAACAGAACCTAGGCGTTCTTGCGCTTGTGCAATTCCGCGTGCGGTCTGTTGTGCGTCTGTCATGTCAGACACTTTCATTTCTGTTTTATCAAAAGGGTCACGTAGTCCATATTTAGATAGTACATTTATGCGACTTATCACTATGTACCCCCCGTTTATTTACATTAGTCAGACGCTGGGTTTTTACCATACGGAACTTGTGGGGCTACCTTAGTGGAAGTATAACTTGTAGTACCACTAGCCTTGTATGTGTTATCTATAGTCTTCTTCAGCCTACTGTACAACTCTGGCATCTCTGTCTTATAAGCCTCAGCAAATAAAACCATGTCTTCTCTAATCTCTGACTCATCGAACCCTAGTTCTTTTCCTCTTTCAGACATAGAGGACAGGGTTGCATACGCATCGGCTTCTGTTCCTAGTCTCTCAACACTCATCTGGTAATCACTAGCCTCTTTCTCAGACGCAAACTGACGTTCGTTAAGGTCTATCATATTAGACTTATAGTTTGCATCGGCTAACTGACTAGCTTGTGAAACACCAACTTGTGCCCAGTCCACCTTCATCTTCTGTGCAAACTGCTGAACATCCGTAGCTTGTACTTCCTTACGGAACGCTAGTTCTTGTGTGAACTCCTGCGCTTTCTGGTCGAGTTCTGCTTGGTTGAACTTCATCGTGGTATCGAACTGACCGGCATCCTGTGCTAACTTCGCATTGGCTAGGGTGTAGTCCATGTTCTGCCCACGCTCTGTGAGAGTTGTATCAGCTTGGCTAGAGTTAATGTCTTGGTTTAACCCGAGACCCTGCATTGCAAGGTTAGCATCTGATGTGAGCCAGTCACCCTGCATACCAAGTGCCTGTAGTTGTTGGGCAGTTGTAGCACGGGCTTCTGTTGCCGCGTTCGCCTGTAATGCCGCTAGAGCAGAGGCAATAGACCTCGTTTGGTCAACGGAGTTCTGTCTCTGTTGGTCAGCACTGAAGCCTGCACTGAAAGTACCGCGCCTCTCTTGGTCTATGTTCAATAGACGAGAGTTCTCAGTGAACTGGTCTATGATTTCCGTTTTCTGTGCCTCAAATTGTGGCATCATGGTCTTCATAACTTGGTCTAGTATTCTCTGGTAGTTCTCTGGGGAAGTTATCTTCATAACTTGTGCAGAAAGTGCCTGCCTAGCCGCTTCTTGCTTACTTGTTATATCGTTAAGCCTCGCAAGCAGGTCGTTATTTTGTGAGGTCAGAGTATCAGCGACTGTAGTACCACCACCGGTATCGCCTATTCCCCCTCCTGCATCGACACCAGTACCGCCCGTATCACCCGTAGGAGTTCCTATACCAGCTTTAGCTGAGTTGTAGATAGCCATAGCCTCTGGGGTTGGGTTAGTGAGCGGAATACCCGCCAGTGCTTTTCTTTTTATCTCAGCTAATGTACTAGCCGTTGGCGCCGTTGAGACTGGCTGTACAACAGGAGCTACTGAGGTATTGTAGTTAGTATCGCCACCCCCCGTAGTCCCTGTGCTAGGCTGTGTTGCCGATATAGACCTTAAAATATTAGGGTCTGTTAGAGTAGTCGGACTCGACGCTGTGCCTTTATATCCCGTTGCAGAGTTTATAGTATTCCCAGCGAGTGAGGCTAGATTACTCGCCGCTGTAGTAGCGCCTAATAACTTATTGGCGGGAGTTACAGATGGAATTGGCAGATTGTTAGCGAGTGACGATAGGTTACTCGCCGCTGTAGTAGCGCCTATTACCTTTGCGGTAGGGGAGGCTATAGGAACTGCGTTGATAGTATTGTTAGCGAGTGACGATAGGTTACTCGCCACTTTTGTGGCGTCAGCTACCTTCTTAGCGTTAGCTAATAGCTCTGCCAACGTAGCTGTACTTGTTGCCCCCGACCCTGTTCCTGTTAATACACTAGCCATTTATATTCCCCCCTGCCTCACAGTGAATGAATTTTCATAATCATATCTGGTAAGTATTTATTTATTTCCATGTCCCCCATGTCCCCGTCCGCTTTCGCGGCACTGACACTGGCACGAATAGCTGTTATCCATGTATCTGGATTGTCAACTGTTTGTCTAACAATCTGCTCCCATGTGGAGTAGTCTATCCCCTCTGGTAACAACCAGTTAGTCCAGTTGTTAGAGTTATCCCCGAACATAGGAGTCCGTACAACTCCGTACATAGTACCCTTAGCTTCTATTACCCAGCCCTTGCCATCATACACACCAATATGCCCAGTACGATATACACAAATGCCTTCGATTTCCGGAATACCACGAATCGTCCCTTTCTTTTCTGCGTTAGCAAATGTCATATCCGCGTTAAGGTCAGTGCGTGCATCATATTGTATATTACCATCATTCCACCACATATAGGATTTGATAAGTCCTATGCAGTCTACTACGCGCTTACCTAGATAATGCGCACGAATGTAGTCCTCGTATAAACGCACGTCGGGTAGCCTACCTAGAATTTCATTTAAGAAACTCTCCGTAAGAACCTTTCCATACGTACCTCTGGTGTAGCCCCAGTTCTCTGACAATGCCATGCGTGCGTGTCGAACTAATCCATACCCTGTCTTCATGGCAACCCCTTATTTAATCTTATTTGCACCGAACCCATCTGGATTGGTAGCGTTGTTTGCGGCGGCGAATGCTCCGAAAATAGCCAGTATTGCGGCTACTGCCGCTTTTATAACAGTTGCGGCATCTGGTGTGACTACTAAGTAAACTACACCAGCTACGCTCGTTATAACTTGCCCCCAGAATACTAAAGACTTGAATGGGGATTGTTTGATTACTGCTGTGTTGTTGCTCATATTAGTTTCCTCCTTAGGGGACTAAAATGTCTTTTGCGCCTACGATAAAAGCTATTATAAGAATAGCCCACTTTAGTAAATCTAAAAATTGAGGAATCAGCTTTTGTATAAACGGTGTAGTATTATTTATTTCAATAGGTGTCGTGTGTGAGTTAAGTAAGTGCGACTCCATGCTTTTAGATAACTTCTCTATGCCCTCTAGCACCTGCTTCATGTACACTTTTGTTTCAGCGTCGTTTGTAGATAGTTGATGAATATCAACAGTATTAGCGCGTACATCCGCTCGTAGCTCTGATATATCAAGTTGCATCCGCACTATTTCAGCGGAGTGTAAGCATGGGTCTGCCATTCGTCTATCTCCTTGTTCTTGGCGCGCTGTGATTATTCTGGTGTCTTCAGACATATTACCACCTTATTCTTCCTCTCCACCCCACTGAAGAATAACTGCAACCGAACCATTCGGATATTTTACTGGCGTAACCTTAGCACCGAGTGCCTCTGCCATAAAGCGGAGAGGTACAAACGTTCTGTCGTTCTGTATAAACGGGGCGACATCCATTGTTTTTTTAACATTATCTACATAGTAATCAGTCTTTCCAATGGTCATATAAATAGTTTGTGGTCTGTTCACCAGTAAATCTGTAGCCTCTGGGATAATACCCCACATCTCTACCCCTTGATGCTCATCTGGATTGATATATCCTCTACCCTTCTGTCCCCATGCTGTACCCCATGAATTTTGCAGTACCAAATACCATTTGTTACTGATGTTGCGAATACCGGCACAGACCATTGCGTGTCCTCCTAATATATTACCATATGCAGGGGGTACAACACCAGAGCTAGGGACGTTGTTCACAAAAGAATTAGTCACGTACGCTCCAAAAAATATAGGTAGGTCATACTTAGCCATGTAATCATTAACCTCTTGTATTGTGCGTAACCTAACATATCCGAACGGTCTGTTGGGTATTCCTTCTCCATCAAGAGCCGGAGTTATGGATGCCTTTGCTGTGGGATAGTCAGACAACCCTGTAAGCAAGTAATCTCTGACTGCCCCGAACTTAGTAGCCATCTGTAGCAGTTCTCGTGGCATCATGCCTTCGCCTTGATAATCACGGTCTGCTCTATTTCCGTACAGATACTTAATGCTAATCGGTATGCGCACACCGCGTTGTTTATATTCTACTGCCTCAAGCACACCTGCTAATGTAACAGCGGCGCATACCCCAAACTCCCCTTGATTAACGGGCTCTGGGATATAAGACACCATGCGTTCTACAATAGGTGACGCAGAATATGATATCGCCTTTGCTAGTGTATAATCCCGTTCGTCTGGTGGGCTAGGTATCATTCCAAATTTCATATATGCTCTCCTTATAAAATCTTCTTAATTAAAATTACGGAATTTGCAATACCATTTGCCATTGCAATGCCTATATTGGCAAAGTAACTAAGAAATGGTGGTATTACCTTAGCCCATTTATTAGGT